AGCCCTTTTGCTAGCCTCAGTAATACCAGCGGCTACGGAAGCACCAATCTGCTGATAGGCTTTGCCCATAGAACCCATAGCCTCAACATAGCCAGCAGGGATTTGATTAACCTGTTCGCCTTGGTATTTCTGGAATGCCATATTAAGAGTATACCGCTAGTTTATTGTAGCGTGGATTGACAACCAAATCCATCGCACACTTAACGATGCGCTTAAGGATAGGCTTATCAGAGATGTAAGAAGCAAATCGTTCACCTTCTTCCATATATAGATCCTTTAACCATACAGGGGCTTCAGTTGACAACCAGGCTCGGAATACAAGCCATTTAGGGTTATCATTACCATACACTTCACGAGCAACCCAACAGCCAAACTTAGCGTAAGCACCAATGGCTGCTCCTGCGATTTGACCAAGTCCACCAAACATACCAGCAGACTTTTGGGCTTCAGCGGCTGCATTAGCATTCTCCTGCTGGATACGGTTAGCACGGATATTAGCAAGGTATTGGGATTCTGGCTGTAGGAACGAGGATTGACCCAGTTGACCATATGACTGCTGAGATTGACCAAAGATGCCAGGCAACGAGAAACTAGACGCACCCTGCATCGAAGGGCTAAGGAAGCCACTAAGACCAATCTGCTGCTGTCCAGCCCCCATTTGATAGGCAGATTGGGCTACGGCTTGACGCTGTTGTAGACGTTTCTGACCCATATCGTAAGTGTTGAGTATTTCCATATCAGATCCTTGACGGCTGAAATTAAGGCCACGAGACTGGGCGGCTGCACGAGCAGCCTGCTGGGCTTGATTGGTTTCTTGAGCGTTCAGAGACGATCCCATCTGCAAGTCAGACAGAGCCTGTTGACCGTAAGCACCATAGATGCCACGAGTCGTAGGGTCTAATGATCCAATGGCTGCTTGGGTGGCTTGTGGAGCAAGACCGCCCATCATCGTTAACTGGTCACCAGCATAGCGTTGCTGTAGGGCTTGAGACTGCCCATACATCGAACCTCCATACATTCCTAGGAGTCCTTGAGCCTGGTTCTGAAGGCCAGATAACTGGACTTGCTGGAACATAGGAGACAGACGCATTTCTGCTGCTGCCTGTTCTGGAAGGATTGCTTGTTGCGCCCGAAGGCTTGCCTGCATTTCTGCAAGATATTGATTAGAGTCTGTTTCAGCCATTGTTGTATTATAAAATTGTTATACCCAAGTAGGGTAACGGACGATTACGACACCGTTTTGACCTGCTTTTCCAAATCCAACGGTGTAAAATCCAGTACAAGAACCTCCACCACCGTAGTTAGTTCCCTGTGCTGTTTGTCCCTGTAATGCAGCATATCCATTACCTCCATTACCGTAATATTCAAAAATACCTCTGATATTTGAACCACGTCCATTTCCTCCACTTCCTCCAGAAGAATTATCTCCAGGGCCTCCTATTTGCGAAGCACCACCACCACCAGCAGCACCCATTCCTCCAACACGTGTGCCTCCAGCATTTGAAGCACAATCAAAACTTCCTACTCCACTTGCACCACCATTACCAGTTGCTTGTAATTCTCCTTTGAATCCACCGCCTGCCGTGATAGTACCAAATACAGATGCAGTTCCATTAGCATCTGCTGCACCACCAGTTCCAATAGTAACAGAAATGCTATCCGAAGCATTTATTGTATAGTATGGATCATAGCAAACAGCACCACCGCCGCCACCGCCAGCCTGTGTAGCACTAGAACCAGCACCACCGCCACCACCGACTACGAGAACTTCAACACCACTTGTCTTAGAACCAGCAACGAAAGTACCGCTAGACGTGAAGATATGAACCTTATAGTTACCAGCCTTAAGATACGTACAAGAACCGCTATTTGGAACAGCGGTAGTTGTCATAACGAACGTAAACGTATTTGTAGTAGTTGAAACTGTAGTCCAATCACCAGAGTATCCAGTAACGCTCGTTGCAATACGAACTACTTGACCAGGATATACGCTATGACCAGCAGAAGTTACTACTACGATAGATCCGTTAGCAGACGTAAAGGTTGCAGATGTCGGAGTAGTTCCAGCAGCATCTGGGGCGATAATTTGATTACCGCCCGATGCGTCAAAAGGGCCACCTCCGACTGCCTCCCAAGTCGTACCTTTATAAATCTCGGTATTAGAGGTTGTAGTGTTATATCGGATTTGACCCTGTACAGGACTTGCTGGTCGCTGACCAGTAGTACCTACAGGCAACTTGATAGCGCCAGTAGTATTGAAGGTAGCATTACCAGCAACGGTGACGTTGCCGCTTAACGTAGCATCGCCAGTTAGGGTCGTAGCCCCAGTAACAGCCAAAGTACCGCTTACAGTCTCATTACCCACAATTGCCACGGCATAGGTAGCAGCAGGCGTGATTGTTAGATTAGTAGCAGTTCCACCTGTTACGGCAGACGTAGTGATTGGAAGATTGTTCGTTAAGACCTGCGTCAACGTAGCCTTACGGAGTTTATTAGCGGTAATCTCCGAAGCATCATAAATAAGCAGGCTATCAGCCGCATTTACCGATGGTACTACGGATGACGTGATTGCAGTCTGATCGTTGATAGCACCATCCGTGAGGGTAGCGCCATTGACCATATTATTAAGACGAGCAGCAGTAACCTGTTGCCCATCCGCATAAGTTTCTGGGTTTTGTAATTGTGCCATTTATTTGCGAGTTTGAGTCATATGTCCAGGGATGATGGCCTCTAGGGTCACCGAACGGACGGAAGGTCGTGAGTTAGTGGTAGTAAACCTAACTTGAGCAGAATATCCTGTTTTGCGAACTGGGATGCGGATTGTGGCATCTTCATCGGATGCTGATCCATATCGCATAGCCGTAGAGGCAACGTCTGGATTAGTGGTAAGAATTTGAGTATATAGAACCCCTCCACCTGGGGCGTATACGTCAGCCTGGGCGCTAGAGAAACGCTTATCACGGTTTGTATTAAACGTAAACCCACGAGTAATCAATTCTCCAAGGATTTGATTAGGGGTATATGATGCTGGCGATAAAAGGCAGGCAGTAACATCTCCAAGAGTAAACCCTACACCTTCGGTTGCTGGCGGTACGGCTAATGGAAGGAAAGGAGTTCCAGTAGCAGTTCCATACTCGTCATAGTCTAGTTCCTCAAGCAGATGGACTCCTTGCTCACGATCTATAGAGAATAAACGGCGGCGATTACCTTTCTTGGCTACTGATAGACCTTGAATATCAAATCCTGCAACATAAGTGTCCACAGATTCCCAAGCCTTGTTAACGAAGTTATATACCAAGATGGAGTTATTAGTCGTGCTAGAGTCTAATGGTACTGCCAAATAATATCGATTTTCCCAATAGGCCGCTATGCATTTATCAACATAGTTATAGTTAATCCGTTGGATTACATCGCTGATAGTAGCAGACAATGGCTCAGCAGCAGTAAGGAGACGCATCCCTTCTGGAGTATTACCAGCACCAGCACCTACGCCTCCTGGGTTAGCAATATAGACTCCATTGTCCGAAAGAAATATGATACCGCCACCAGCCTGCACAATAGATCCACGAGCAATACAACCAATGTCAGTAGCCAAAGATTTAACGTACGAGTTTGGCTCAGTAACAGCGTCTCCAAGGGCATTAGCACCTACGCCTACGGAGGCATAGAAGATACTATTACGCATAAAAATGACGAACTCGTTTAACTGCCAAGGTGTAATTGCAATCAATCTGTCGTTAGCACCGTCATTAACGCTGAACATATCTAGCGCAGACCAAGTGGCATCAGATAGATAGTGACTTACTTGGAATGTATTACCGTCTGTTTGAACTAAGTGACGGTTATTAAAATAAATAGCGTGACGGCTATTAGGGTAATTATTATGGGATGATACTCCTGGGATGCTGATTGTACTAGCCCCATCCCAACGAAGTACGGTTTTATTGAAACCACGACATACATAAACGTATCCGATTCCCTGTGCTTGATACATATCAACCTCGTCTGTTGACCAGATAATGTTCGTTGCATTGTAGGTAGCAGTACCAGAACCTGGGGTTACAGCCGTTGGCAGAACGTACGTGAACGTATTGGTCGTATATGCCGTAATGGTGAAATTACCGCCATATGGAGTAGCCGATGTGTTGATATGGAACTGATTACCTGTAATTAGTCCGTGTGCTGCCTTAGTAACGACTACCGTGATACCATCAGCCGAAGTGTAGGTAGCCCCACTAACAGCCCCAGGAAACAGGTATTTGCTGCTTACGCCTCCGGTATCTGGGTTATAAGTGTATAGGCCGTCAGCAACAGCCATTATAATTAACTCAGAACCATTAGATTGAGTATAGGTGCAATTCCCATAGATACTTTCACCTACAAGTGCGCCAGTAGTAAGACGGTTCACGCCTTTACGTAGTGTAGCGACCCCACGATCCATACGGAAATTAACCGACTTAGAGACGAAGTTCTTACCTAGATTGACAGGGTTATCCCTTGAGTTCAAGCCGATGAACCCTTGGTCACCATCGACTGCGTACTCACGGATAGGCACTATTCTTTAGATTTGAGGGCCTTGATGAGTTCCTTACCAGCGTTGATTTTCGAGGAATTGGCGTTCTTGTAACCGATCCAAATGCCGCCGACTAGGAAGCCAATGTGCGTTACCAGAAGAAGAAGGAGCGTAAACATATTAGGCGGTTACTTCGGTGACCTTAACCAAAGCACCTAGATTAACTGGGGTTTGGGCTGTGGCGAAGGTGACTGTGATTTCAGACTCGCTCATAGTTACTAATTGAGAACCATTATAGTTAGGAAAAACAACAGACACGATATCTGGAGGACACTTAGATGTGTCTAGTTTACCAAGAAGATAAGTAATTTTATAGGTTTTCATATTAAGAGAATCTTATTTTTAATCCCTGCATACAGAGAGTATGCGATGCGCCAGTTATAATCGCAATATTGTCTGATTC